GGCAACGGTTTCCCAATAATATTTATAATATACGTTGAATTCTCATCTAGATTCCTCAGGGAAGTACTTTTCCCTGAGCCGGATTCTCCAATAATTAGCGTGGCGCTCATACATTTAAACTCAAAATAATGGAAGGCTTAGAATAATCTAAAACAAGGAACTGACCTATTCTTTGTTTGTCTTCTTCAGACCCATACGTATCAATATTTTGTAATATTTTATTGTTAACACGATACGTTGTACTTTGAACCACAGGGTTAAATTCTTTTCGCATCGTTGCAGCCACCGCTTCATATTCATTCTTATCTATCTTCCATAACGCAGGAGTCTTAATAACAGCCTTATATTTGCCGATATATTTCGTTTGTGAGCCTTCATGCGCCACCGAAAGTATGTTGCCAGCCTCATCAAATTTGACGGCGTGCAGACCCTCTAAAATTCGTTTCTCAAGATGATCTTTAATACGCTTCAATTCAGCTATTTGTTTATTCACTTCATCCAATCCCTCAAAATGTTTCTCCTTAGTGTCTTTTGCTGGATGCAATTCAAATCCACATACATTGTTCATATCTTCACCTTTTTAGTTTAGATACTTGGTCGGCATGACCTAGACACATAGTATCAAGACATATCTTGCATGTCAACATCGTGACATGATATAGTTGTGTACCAACAAGGGGGTATAATAATGACATTAGATGATATTAAGAATTATTTTGGTCCGGCTTATCAGTTGCATAAAAAGACGGGAATGTCTCGTGCCTGCTATAAAAATTGGCAGACCAAGGGATATGTTCCTATATTGACTCAGATGAAGATACAGGAATTAACGGGAGGCGAGTTACGAGCTGATTATGCGCATGGAGAGGGTAGAAATGCTGAGTAAAAGCGAGATAGAACGAATTTTAACGAAGAAAAAGAGGGAAATCATGGTAGATGAGGATATAGCAAAGCAGGCTCAAGAATGGAATCTAAAAGTATCGGGTCGGATGGTTGGCCTCGTTTATTACTATATGAAAAATGATTACAAAGAGAAGGAATCACTGGAAGTGTTGGAGCGCAATATAGGTATATCTAGAGAGTCAATTGTGCCAGCGTTGCGAGCACTGGAGTACCACGGCTATTTGTCGAGTAGCAAAGCGACGAAGCCTTATTTGTATCGGGTGGTTAAATGACTGAATCTGAGCTAAAAGAATTTGAAGAGTGGAAGCGGTCTAAAAATAAAACCGCATTTGAGGAAGCGTTTTTTCGTCTTGAGCAGACATTGGAGCATCCGGAAAGACGGCAGTTTAATACATTGATGCCCAGTATGGCTTATCGGACGTTAGCTGAGGCTATTGTGGCGCTGAAGAAGGAGTTGATAGGATGATTTTAACAAATCAAGATTTGGAATTAATATTGGAATGTCTCATGCGTTATACGGACAGTTTAGAAGGACTTGAGAATGTTGATGCGTATCTTTTAGAGCAAAAGATAAATAAGTTTCTGAATGGCCCTTATATTGAGCTTAAATCAATACATGGGGTTTGTGGCAATGACTAAAATTATAAAATTTCCGTTAACCCACAAAACAATTTTACACAACTACATCAAAGAAATTGATCATCAGATAGTTTTTATTGATAAGAAACGCTTACGGGATAAGCATATATTCTATGGATGGATAGGAGGTATGTTATTTAGTGCGTCCATTAATATTATATTTAATATTATATTACGGTTCTTGTAAAACTTATTATTAATCAGTACAGTGACCGACGGAGGCCAGAGTTGACGCTCTAGCCACGTCGTGTGCGTAGCACAGTGACTATTTCAACCTATTTGGCGTAGGCGAAATATGTTTTTATATTATCCAAGGTTGGTTTCAAACACAATAGATTTGTGTCGTCTTTTAATTAAGAGGGATTTTTATTATGCGAAAAATATTTATTTGAATGTCCATTGAGCATGCCAGATACATGCCGCTGTCCTATCACAAGGCGCGAGTACGTCTTTGTGAGGATATGTGGCCTCGGATGTTTGGTGATAGAGTATAGGGTGCTACTGTTAGGATAGCCCCCGGATCATCGAGGGCTGGGATATAACTTATAACAAGGATTTCACGTGAAGAGTGTAACAGATATAAATAGTTTAATGCAAAAAAATGGACCTAAATTCAATCAAAACAATCAAGGAGTGTGGGAATATAAAACAATAGATGGCGATACATATTGTTATACAGAGCGTAATTGGGATTATGCAGAAAATAGAAAGGTCGTTACTCCATGGACTTTTCAAAATGGCAAATGGGTAAAAAAGTTATTTCCAGTTCATAACAGATTATTTAACCTTCATCTTCTTAAGCTTTTTCCTGAAAAACCAATTTTGATTGTTGAAGGTGAAAAAGCAGCAACCGCTGGAATGTCATTATTCACAGATTTCAATGTTATGACATGGCTAGGTGGTACATCAGCTGTCAATAAAGTGGATTTCTCGCCTTTCGATAATCGTATTGTATATATTTTACCCGATAACGATACCGTTGGTTATGAAGCCGCTGAGAAGATAAAAGATATATTGCTTCCTAATGTTTGCCGATTGTATTTGGTGAATATAGCATCACTTGGAGTGAGACCAAAATGGGATTTAGCCGATTTAGATGAAGGGGAAGTGGATTTTATCGATGTTTATAATTTAGTAATTGGTTCTCCTCAGGTTATCTTTGACCCAGATGAACTAACTGCTTATGACTTCCCAGATGTTTCTAAAAAAGGAAATGTTTTAAATACTACTGATAATATAGATTTCCTTCTTAACCATTTCAAAATTAAATCCAGATATAATTTAATGACCAACTACCCGGAGTTCAATTTTCCTGGTAAAAGTTTCAGCAAAGCTAATGAAGGTGTATGTTTCTTCACCGAAATATCAAACTTATGCGTAAAAAACTCAGTCCCTAAAACCGATCTAGAAAATCACATTTTAGTCATCTCTGACCGAAACAGATATCACCCAGCCATTGATTTTGTTGAAAGCCAACCTTGGGACGGCATTTCAAGGATAGACGAATTATTGAAAACGGTGGTGGCTGATAATCAAAAGTTGGCTGATAAATTAATTTATCACTGGTTAATTGGGTGTATCGCCTGTTTATATGAAAAAAATGGCGTTTCACTCGAAGGGGCTCTTATTTTTCAAGGTAAACAGAAAATAGGTAAAACTTACTGGTTCACCAAACTACTGCCAGAATCTTATAGATTCTTGGCTAAGAATGGCCAGATGCTAGATGCTAAGAATAAAGATGATGTGATTCGTGTAACGCAGTCATGGATGTGTGAACTAGCAGAATTTGAGGGAACTATCCGTAAATCAGATGTGGAAGCTCTTAAAGCTTTCATAACATTATCCTCAGATGATTATCGAATGCCATACGGCCGTCACAATAGAACCGTTCATAGACGAACCTCTTTCTTTGGCTCCGTAAACTCCGTTCAATACTTATCTGATGATACAGGGAATAGAAGATATTGGACTGTTGCCGCCAAAAGCATCAACTACAATCATAATATTGACATGCAACAAGTTTGGGCTGAATTAAAAATAAGATATGACTCTGGAGACACATACAGATTACCAGATGATATTCAGGATGAATTGAATAGAGAAAATGAATCATTTATTGCCGTTGATCCACTCGAAGAGTTAATTATAAAAAGTTTTCGATGGGAGGAGGAAACTAGATACCGAGTCATGTCGGCTTCAGAAGTAATGGAAATGATAGGATTTCAAACCACCGATTATAGCTCCCTTAAGATTGCAAAAAAATGCGGCGCCATACTTTCTAAGTTAACAGGCAAAAAATCTCGAAAAAGCAATGGCAAAATGGTATTTGATTTACCATCTAGCAAGAAAAACATACAGGAATGGGGTTAATCAGGGTAGATCAGGGTAGATGAGGGTAGTATGTAAAAACGTATTTTGAAATAAATAATCCAATGCTGGACTGGATAATATATAGGTACAGGGTAGATAGGGTAGATCAGGGTAGTACTTTCTGTAGGAGAAGGACCTATGGTACATTATTTGAGCGATAGGTATAGGTTCTCTAGCAACTACCCCCCTGTACCCCCCTATCTACCCTGTTATGCAACGTAACATAACAAAATGGACAATAATTATGATGATTCGAATAAAAAATATAGTTTTTAACACCAACCACATAAAGTCAGCTCGCTACGAAGTTATAGATGACATAACAAAACTATATGTCTGGGTAGACGAAGGACCGCCCTACACGGTAACTTGTGATGACGAAGAAGAAGCCGAAAACTTCCTAGGACGCCTACTCTATGAAAGACATTAACCACCTCCAAAAAATACTCCTAGGGGAGTGCGAAAGCTATGAACAAGCGATATACTTGCTAGCGAAAGCTGCAGAAATTTATTTGAGAGAGAATGAGATGAGACACACCGGAACAGTGAAATGGTTTAACGATCAAAAAGGATTTGGATTCATAGAAGCAGGCGGCAACGATTACTTTGTACATTACAAATCTATAATGACCCCTGGCTTCAAAACGTTGAAAGAAAAACAGCGCGTTTTGTTCGATAGCGAACAAGGAACCAAGGGACCAACAGCTATAAATGTGGTCGTAGACGAGATTTGAGGCACCCAGGAGGCGAGATAATATATTTTTAGTACCCATGGAGCGGGTATATTAATTTAGAGCATCTTAGCGCGGTAAAAAGCGTGTCATTGTGGACTGGATGCTCTACCCCATGTGATTTATCATCCACTCCATTTGCTTGATAATGACGTTTAAGTCCGGGTCGGATAAACGATAAGATTTTCTTTTACGTTGTATTTCGATGTGGTATTGTTTTGTGTCGAATGGCTTTGTGTATTTTAGTGAGGCAGGATGACCGGCTCCGCTAGATATCATGCAGAGCCATTTTAAATGTTTAAGTTGCTGTGTTTTCCGCAACCAGCTGCTCCTTTTGAATTGCAGCGTATATTTCTTCCCGATGAATACTAATGTCGTCGGGAGCATCAATCCCTATTGTTACTTGATATTCACTTATTCTTACAACTCTTATCTTTATGTCATCACCAATAAAAATTTGTTGTCCTCGTTTCCTAGTTAATAGTAGCATAGCTTCCTCTTTTTTGTTGTTATAATTCCGTTGATAATAAATTTATAATACGTTGCAGGTTATTGTTTAATATACGTAATTGGGATAAATCTACGCGAGTGTGATCGGCGTGGTCTCCGGGTTGGTTCTCGAATATCAGTTCGTAATAACCGGGGTCTAATGCTTCTAAATAGACATCAAAGTTTTCATTTAGTAGATCGATTAGGTCTAGCATTTTACAGTTTCCTTTCCCAGTCAATTTTGTTTATATATTTTTTGTTGACAATAATTATTCCATCAACTCCATTTGGTGATATAGGGAATTTATTTTTTACTTTATTCCCGGAAATGACTCCTATACGATGGGAAAAAAATATTGATCCATCCTGGTAATCATCTTTGACAGTGGTAAATACGACGTAGTCTCCGATATTAAAGTTAAAATAGTCATCTTGGTTTTTTAACATTTTCAGGCTCTCCACAAAAATATCCATAACATACAGGCATTGGATGCCGTTCCAATTGCTTTTTCTCTTCTTCTGTCATCTTGCGACCGCATTCGTTTTTGCAGTTTGGGGATTGGCAAAATGTTTTGTCTCGGAAACATATAGTCATCTGTAAAGCTCCCCGCATTTGGTGCATTTATTCTGTGGTTGATAAATACAATAAACCATTCCATCACTTATATGTTGACATCTATCAATATCAAGTTCAGATTGGTTTATTTGGATATCAGGATTGAAACCTTCTATTTTCCCTTCAAATGGAGGATAAAAATAATCAGATATATGTTGTTCTAATTCTTCGCATAACCTTTCTTTCCAATATTTTATTTGTGCCTCGATTAGAAATTGTTTAGTATAATAAAGTTCTTTCTCTTGTATTCGTAACCACTGACCATCAATAGAGATTTGATATGTTTCATAATATTCATTCGGTGTTTCTATTACTCTACCTTCTTTTATTTCTGTTACTAATCTGCAATATATTTTGTCTCCAATTTTGTATTTTGGTTGAGGTTGGGACAATTCTGTTAATTTGGTAATTAATTCATCAATATTTTTGAATTGATATTCATGAAACATCCCATCCTTATCATCGAATGAAAGAACAAAATATTTATCGGGATATCCATGCCTATAAGTAAGTCCATAATCTATAAAATTCAGTTTATCGGTTAATTTATGAGCCAATTTTAATTTATCATAATCAATCATTTTCATATCCTATTGTTTTCTTCAATATATCGACATATTGTTCTTTAATTGAATCAATTAAATCGTAATACGGTTGATTAAATTCATTATTACTTTTCCACATTAGTGGAAAACATATTGCTTCTAGTTTTCCTAATAATGTCAGCATGTCGTGTGTTAATTTTTTGTCATTTATCATTTTTTATTTCCTCTAGTTTATCCTATTGCATGATTTTTATTGCTTCTTCCTCAAAACATTAAACCCAATCGAACTCATATATTTTTTGCGATGCTTAAAGTTCTCAATTACGTTATCGTTTTCATCTATATATTTAATCTTTTTATTAGGCCATTTCTTATCAAGCCATTTGTATACTTCTGCGTCTATATTCATCATTCATAACTCCAATTATCACCGTCCAAATCCCATTTCTGTTCTGCAATATCTCGCTCTTCTTGTTCTATTTCATCTTCATCACCATACAGATGGTCATATCTACCTTCGTCATAATTCATATCTACCCCCTCTAAGTTACGTACTTCAACATGATTAGTATACGATTGTGGCATGGCATAGTCAAGACGTATTTTGATTTATTTTTATTACATGAGATTTGCTTAGGTGGCGACTGTGTTGTATGATTTTGTTAACAAACTTATCCACAGAATGTGGGGATAAATGAAATACGAACCTTATATATATAGTATGGATGAAATGTCTAAGTTGCATGAGTATCTGTCGAGTGTTAGACTAAAGATAGAGCAGTTTAAACTTACTTTGGAGTTATCATGAGCGATGCACCTGTTAAAAACGAAGCCTATTGCATGCCGTCTGCGTATGCTGATGTTACGCGTGCCATGAATGCTGGATCAATGTATCCAAGCTGGAATGCTAAAGCTGACAAGCAAACTAAATATCCCCTCGAAAACATGAAGGGTGCAAAAGTTCGCAAGCAAGTAATGAAATAATCGTCTGACAATAAAGGTCTTTTATCATGCTTTTTGAAGACAAATATGAACCTTGGATGAATGAAGCGGCTATTGAAAAATTCAAAGATGGCAAGAGCATTACATCCGTTTGTTGCACGCTGGATATTTCTCGCGACACTTATTACAGATGGAGGGATGATAAAGATCATCCTTTCTACCCTATTGCTCAGAAAGGAGAGCAATTATCCCAGCAATATTGGGAAGACCGAGGACAAGAAGGAATATTAGGCGGAATTGATAAGTTTGCCGGCAGCAGCTGGCAGTTTGTCATGAAGAACCGTTTTCGAGATAGCTATGCTGACTCTAAACCTGCTGATGGCCAAAGTGCAGTGGAAATGCTGATTAACATGTTGGCCGAGAAAAGCAAGTAGAATAAAGCCCGACAAGCCTCTGACTTAAAACGCCATGCTCAAATCGTTCGGGCTACTTATGAGAGACGTATGTCTGACCTTCTAAAACTCCAAGACTTCCAATTCTTCGCTGAGCACTTCTTTAAGATACGTACTAAAACCGGTCTTATAGCGCCTTTTGTAATGAATAGAGCGCAATTATATATCCATAACCGAATAGAAACGCAGCTGAAAGAAACGGGAAAGGTTCGGGCAATATGTCTAAAAGGCAGGCAACAAGGAGTTTCCACGCTAATTCAGGCACGCTACTTTCATAAGACCATCACCAATCGCGGTATTAAAACATTCATATTGACTCATGAAGGTCAGGCCACAAAAAACTTATTTGAAATGACTAAGCGGTATTATGAGTACTTGCCTGCTGGACTTATACCGAAAGCCAATAGAGATAGTCAAAAAGAGTTAAAGTTTGAATCATTAGACTCAGGTTATGCCATTGGTACAGCCGGAGCAAAAGGAACTGGACGTAGCCAAACAGTTCAACTTCTGCACGGAAGCGAGGTGTCTTTCTGGCCAAATGCAGCAGAGCATGCGCAGGGACTTATGCAGGCTGTTGGAGAGCAGTCCAATACCGAAATAATCCTTGAATCGACAGCCAATGGGATAGGAAATTACTTCCATTCGGTTTGGGTCGCGGCTGAACAGGGCAAGTCAAACTTTCAGGCTATTTTTGTGCCTTGGTATTGGCAGCCAGAATATAAAGCATTTTACAATCAGCCTCAGGATGAGATACATCTGTCGGAGGAAGAACAGCAGCTAATGGATTTATACGCTGCGAACGGCATGACGCGCGAACATATTTACTGGCGACGATTTAAGATTGGTCAGTTTAGCCAAGACCATGAATTGGGCGTTAAATTATTTAATCAAGAGTATCCTTGTTGTGCAAACGATGCATTCTTGAACCCTATTGATGACACATTTATCCAAAGCAATTATGTTATGGCGGCTCGCAAAGCTAAGATAGAAACACAGAAGACCACCCCACTAATTATCGGCGTCGACCCTGCTATTGGCGATAACGATAGGTGCGCTATTATTAAGCGTAAAGGTCGTGTTGCTTATGACTTAGAGTTGTTGCGCAATTACAACACCATGGAACTTGCGGGAAAGCTAAAAACCATGATTGACCGCGAAAAGCCATCGAAAGTGTTTATTGACTGTATTGGTATTGGCGCGGGTGTTGTCGATAGATTACAAGAGATGGGATACGCCTGCGTGGTCGGTATTAATGTTGCTCGTACTGCTAATGACAAAGAGCGTTTTGGGAATTTGCGTGCTGAGTTATGGTCGGAAATGCGAGACTGGCTAATGGGTGAAATAGGGGTGCAAATACCTGATAGTGATGAATTGCATACTGATTTGTGCGGCCTTGGATATAAGCATCGCAGTAATGGACAGCTGTTGATTGAATCTAAAGACGACCTGAAGAAGCGTGGAATGCCATCCCCTGATTGTGCGGATGCATTGGCTATATCATTTGCATTTGGCATGCATGCTGGCGACACTAACTTTGCGCCTAACTTTATGCCTGATATGCATCGTTCAATGTTTACTTAGAGGATAATATAATGTGGATTGAGTATGATTTCTGTTTTAAAAATGAAATGGGCGGGAGGGAAATAGAAGAAAGAGGGATGATGAATTGTGATCATATATCATCCATAGAGATTGAGCGCCATGGTGGTGGCTATGGAAAGGCTGTTGAGGTGTACTATCATAATCGTTATGAATCCAAAAACATATTTATATTAGATAATGAAGAATTATTATCCGTATTATGGAATGCCTTAATTGATGCATTGAAAGGCAAAGAAACAGTGTTTGCTGATGATTGTGGTTTCGTGCGCCCGCTCATGTCTATGTGATACACTATTTGCATCATATTAGATAGGACGACGTATGGCACGCAAGAATCCTGAAATGGCTCAAGAGATACAAGAGTACATTGCTACATTTGACAATTATTGGAAAGATAACAAAAACACTTATAATGAGTTTGTTCAGTTTGTCTTTGGCAATCAATGGCTAGACGAAGAAGCTCGAGTATTTGAAACTTATAAAAAAATACCGCTTACTTTTAACAAGCTAGCTCCTATGGCAAATCACCTACTGGGTGAGCAACGTCAAAATACACCCACACTAAACTGTGAGCCAGATGAATCAGTCCCCGAACAAACAGCAGAGGTTCGTACTGCTTTGGTCAAAGACATCACGCTAAATTCGGACACCAATGTCGTATTTCAAACTGCGTTTCAATCCTCCATTGTTGGTGGCTTCGGTGCATTCTATGTTGACATAGATTATGAAAATGATTCAAGCTTCAATAAGGTTATCCGTATCAAAAAGATGGAAATCCCTACGCGTTGTTATTGGGATGTGAGCTCTATATCTCCGTGCAAGACTGATGGTATGTATTGTGGGTTTCGCACGCGCATGTCGCGCAAGAAGTTCCGAGCCTTATATGGAAAAAAAGTAGAACAAGATATTCCTCCTAGTAACATTGAAGAAGGTAGTGTGTTCAATGATGACGAATCAGTAACGATTACGACGCATTGGAAGCGTATTTATGAGCGCGATAAACTTTACAAGCTTAGCAATGGTCGCGTGGTAAATAGGCAAGAGTTTAAGTTGTTGGAGCGCATCAATGTTGACGATCACGATATGTTATTGGATGGTGGTCAGCTCGTTACGGTGGAAGATGAGAGAGATGCGCCAAAATATAAAGTTAAGAAAATGATGTATGCGGGGGACTATGAGTTGGAGTCTGAGGACTTTCCTAGTGAACAATTGCCGCTGGTGTTTGTTGATCAAAACTCATTTTTCAACAAAGAGGGCACACAAGTTTGTCGACCATTCTTTAAAGACACGAAAGACGCTCAAAGATATATCAATTATCTCGGTACTCAGTCTGCCTATTTGGTTAAAATTGGTCGGTACGACCAGTTTCTTATTGCCGCCGGGAATGCGCGCTCGAATGATACAGCACAAATATGGCGTGACCCTTCCAACATTCAGGGTGGATTGAAGTTTGATGAAGTGCCATCAGGATTTATACCTCAGCAGTTGAAGCCACCAGAGCTATCTGTGTCACTAACGCAGCAATACGAGCGCGCCGAGCGTGACATTCAAACATGTACCGGTATGTACAACACAATGATGGGCGACCAAGGTGCGGAAACGTCTAAAATTGCTATTGATGCACGCACTAAACGCGGTAATTATAACACTCATCTTCCTTTTGATAGCCTTAATCGCGCCATTGCTGTTTGCGGTCAGATTGTTAATGAAATGATACCTAAAGTTTATGATACTGAACGGACATTGATGCTGAATATGAAAGAAAAAGGCATGACTGCTGTTCCAATAAACAAGCCTATGGATGAATACGGTTCGCAAATACAAAATGACATGACTGAGGGTCGATATACTATCCGATTGCAGCCTGGACCAAGCTGGGAAGGGCAGAAACAAGAGGCGCTCGACTCTATGCAGCTTATTTTGCAGGCTAATCCACAATTATTTAACCTTATGGCTGATTTGTATGTTGAAAATCTACCTCTTAGCAATAATTTAGAGCTAAGGAATCGATTGAAGACGATTGTTCCGCCTGAAATCATTGAAGCCGGCAAGACTGGTGAGCCTGTTCCTCCGAAACCGCAGCCGCCAGACCCTATGATTATGATAAAGATGCAAGAAGTTAAGATTAAACAGCAGGCATTAGAGCTCGAACAAGAAAAGTTGCAGATGGAAGCTCATGAGAAAGGGCAGGATATACAGATGAAGTGGGGCGAGATTGAGGCCAAGAAGCAGGCTGCCGCTGCTGAATTGCAGGAAATGGAGCTTAAATATCTGGCTGAAATGCATCGTACGGTATCGGACGAGCAAATAGCGCATGCAAATAATTTAGTTAAACTGTTAACGCACAAGCAAAAGGAAAAGACACATGAGTCTAAAGAACATTGATGATATGTTGGTGGCTGATATGACCGGCTTGGTTCCAGAGCCTGTTCCATTGGTAAATGACGAGCCAGTGGATGTGCTTGATACCCCTGTGTATTTGGCGCCCAACTTAGAGGAATCAGAGCCAGAGGTAGTCAAGGAGGAGGCTGTCGTCGATGACTACGGCACAGAGGTAATCAAGCAAGAAAGAGTTTATACGGAATCTGAAGTGCAGGCAATGATTCGTGAGCGTGTAAGTCGCATGAAGCAGCCTTCATCAGAACCACAGCATCAGGCAGTGGCGCCACAAAATTTTGAATATGATGCTAATAATTCTGATTCATGGGAAGCGCAATTAGAAGCATTTAATGAATCTTGGTTTAATAAACGTCAGCAACGTGAAATGCAAGTTGAACAGCAAAGACGTGAAGAAGAAGCTAATGCTAATTTTGAGATGAAGTTTAATCAAGGCGCTGCTAAATATGCTGACTTCGAGCAAGTAGTATTAGGGAAGCCATTGACACCGCAAATGGTGACGGCAACTCGTGGGATGGATAATCCGGCGGCTTTTATTTACGCGGCTGCTAAAACACAATCTGCGGAATTGGAAAGGATTTCTAAAATATACGATCCATTTGCGCAAGCCATTGAGTTAGGACGATTAGAAGAGCGTATGCGCAAAGCAAGACCATCAACAACACAAGCTCCTAGGCCTATTGACACGCCCAAAGGTGATGTGTCGGAGAAAGTTGAGCGCACTTGGTCAATTGATGATAAGTTGCGGCAGATTGAGAAACAGCAGCGGCAAGATAGATTGCGTAGATAATTAATTCGAGCCCTTAGGTGGGCTCGTGTTCTTTTAGGTAATTAGTAGCTTTAATTAGTAGGGCCGATGAGTCTTTAAAGAAACCAAGCCCCGAATTACAATCTTGACAAAGAAGTTCACGAGCCCTCCCAGTAATATGGCAGTGATCAACAGCCAAAGACTTAACATCTTTTCCATTATTTGATTTCCTAATACTTTTTTCTCCACAAATAGCGCATAGACCTTTTTGTTTGTCCCACATGGCTTGATAATCTTCCATGCCGTTCATCCCTTTGAAGTTCACTCTAATATTTCTATCTCGCGCGCAAAGTTTGCAATTTATTTGCAAATACCTATCAACTTGACGCTGATAAGTCTCTTCCTCTCTTAGATACCCGTGAACTTTGCAAAACTTCACTATTCCTTCCGGAAAAGGGACGTCAGGAACATAATTGGGAGGACCTTCGTGATTTGATAAATCATAAGACTTTCTCATATTCCATCTATATCGATGCATGGTACAAATGACGCCATTAGCATGGTTTTTACAATTAGAAACTTGACAATATTTAAATCGATTAACAGGCATAATACACCTCTCTAGTGTTCTCATTGAAAGGTCTTTAGCCAAACTGGTGAGATTCCAGTAATTCACGCTGCAGGCGCTAGGCTAAGACATAAATATTGTAACATAAACAAACTAATGTCATAATAAAAATGACGTGTAATCCCCGTGCTTCCCGTCAGGCACAAAAAGGCGTGTACTTTATCTTCCGCCGGATAACAAAAACGGTCCCTTTGGGGAAATTATTTTTTATCTAATCGGAGAAATAAAGTGGCCAACGCATTCCAGACCACGCAGTATATACTCGATGAAGTGTTTGTTAGGTTAATTTGAGGCCTCTTTGCAAAGTAATTTGCAATCGATACCGGGTGAACTCAGGGAACATCTCAAGCAGACAATCCTGAGCCAAGCTACAGAAATGTAGAAGGTGCAACGACTATCCAGCAATGGAGTACACTCAAGTGAGTGGAAGCGCCCGGCCCCTAACCAGCGATGGAAGGGTGAAGATATAGTCTGTTCTCTTAAGCGATTAAGAGCTGCTGAAAGGCGGGCTTGGCAGTAACGAAGCCGGGTTGAACAAAAAGACATCAATTATCTTAATTTCGCAAAAGTGGCGAACAGAAATTTAGAAGCGGACTTCAAGACTCTAAAATACGCAACAGGTCAAACCATTAACTATCGTTTGGAAGAACGATTTTTGGGTGGTTATGGCGCTACTGCTGTTGACGAATCCGTGGTTCAAGTTGTTCGTCCTTTAACAATTGATACTCAGTTCCACTCAATGGTATCTTTTAATGGCATGGAATTAACATTCGATCGCGCTCGTGACCAGCCCTATTTAGACATGATGTTGTTGCCACGTGCTAAGAAACTGGCGAACAACGTTGAATCGTTTATTTGCGCTCAGAACTTCCAGCCTGCTGTGTATCAAACTTATGGTACACCTGGTGTCCCGATTGATCAAAACACTGTATTCCAAACAGATGCTTACATGACTGAGCTTGGTATTCCAGAAGATGGCAATCGTTACTTTGCTAATAGTCCTGCTATTTCCGCTACCTTGTCGAATGCGTTGTACAACGTATTTAACATGACTGTTAACCGTGGCGCTTTGATGGATGGATTTATTGGTCACTTAGCTGGCTTTGATTTCTTTAAGACTAACTTCTTGAAGCGTCAGATTGCTGGTGTCGGGCAAACGGGTTCTTCTGGTGTTACTGGTTTCAAGCTTGGCGGAACTGTAAAGGTTGGTCCTGTTAGTAGCGGAAACACTATTCAGTTGGAAAATCTTGTTGCCAGTTCTTTGGTATTTAAAGCTGGCGATAAAATTCAATTGGCGCAATCTGCTGGTGTGTTTATGGTTAATCCATTGGCTACATTGAGTCAGTCTGCTGGCTACGCCCCGCTATCTCAAACTGCGCAATTTGTAGTGTTAGAAGATACTGTTTCTAATAGCTCGGGTGAGGCAACCATTACAGTTAGCCCTAGCATTGTTGTTAGTGGTGCTCGGCAAAACATAAGTGGCGCTATTCCTCAAGGCGCGCAATTCTTGTTAGCTAACGATCATAATGAGTCTATTGCTTTCCACAATCAGTCATTAGTTTTTGCAGCTCCTCCAATCACTGAATTGAAAGGTGGTGTTGAGGCTGTTACCACTTATTCTGACTTGTACAAGATGGCTATGACTTATACTTTAGGTGCTGACATCCGTAACTACGTCCAGTTAGATCGATTGGATATTATTGCGGGCGTTGCAATTAACCCTGAGTTTGCGGTTATCGTAATGAGTTAATATGGTGCGCCCCTCTGCATATGTACGGGCGCATTGTCTATGAGGACAACAATGCAAGTAGACGAACAGGTATTATACTTAGACAGGTGGGTGTCGAAAAAGCACTTTAGGGCTTTTGTATATAACTCAACCGGTCAAAAGATAGCAGAAAACTATCAAGAATTCAGCGATTTAATTGCCTCTGGCATTTGGTTTGCAAAGAAAGAAGAAGTGCCTACTGATACCGATAATGTGGTCGATATCAAGCCTAAGCGAGGCCGCAAATGTCACAACCAACTCAAAGCGTAAGAGAATTCATACAAGATTCCTATCAAATCATTAGCGCATCGACTCCAACGGCGCCACTTTATGGAAGTGATTTGTCGCAAGGTATTGCAATATTAAACCGTTTGCTCGGTCAATATGCTGCAAATGGATTAATGCTGACAGTATCAAAGCAAGTTGATTTCTCTATTGGTATTGGACAGGGAGAGGTTACGTTTGGTGAGCCTGATTATACTCCTACACCTGATGTTACAGATGAAGGTAGATTAGTGAATCTATTAAATGCGTGGGTGACGTTAGAGAATGTAACGTATCCATTGATTGATGAGTCGCGCACAGAGTTTTTTTCTAGTTATAAATATGCCACATTGCGTGGATTGCCTCGATATGTGATTGTAAAGCCCGAAACGAATTTGACGCGGGTGCAAGTTTTCCCCGCTCCTAGCCAAGAATATAATTTGTCAGTGTATGGCAAATTTCAGGTGTTTTCGTTTGATGCCAATATGAACATGAGTCAATTGCCTACCTATTATCAAATGTTTTTGCAGTTTGCTTTGGCTAAGTATTTGGCGGTATTCAAGGGGCGTATGGCTGCTTGGACGCCAGAACTAGAGGCCATGTATCGAGATTTAGAAAAAGATATGGTAGCGGCAAGTAGTACAAATTTAGACCTAATAACGAATCAAGAATCATGGCTCAATGGAGCGTGGAGAGTACGCAGCGGTGTGTAGATGATGAACAAACCATTAACTAAAAAGGAACCCTAGTGGCTGTCAAAGAACTTCCATTATCATATAGCTATGATAAACAGCGATTCCCACAATTTAGTCCTGCTGATATTGCCAATTGGTATGCTGTAGAAGCGCCAACTGGTAAGAAGCAAAAGGCGTTATATCCTGTCATGGGTCGGCGTCATGTCCAGCAAGGAAATCAACAGATATTAGACTTTGATATCCAGCCTAGGAAGCTATTTAAATCGATTAGTTATAGTTATGTGGTCGTTGGCTCTACTATTTATCGCATTGATGTTAATTTTAATGTCATTATTATTTCTGATGCTACGTTCACTCAATACAATGGTAATTTGAACTTTGCTTTTTTGCCAACTACTCAGATTGTGAACGTTGATACACCTTCCATTAATAACCAATATGTATTTTGTGCTTGGGTAGATGGCAATAATATGTTCATTTACAATGAAGCAACAAATGTGTTTGCTAAAGTTACTGACCAGCGTATGCAGCCTTTTCCATCTACTGTGGCGGCGTTTGGTAATAGATTTGTCATTGGCTCTACTAATTCTACGCAGTTTCAATTGACGCAGATTAATTTGGGGCAGACGTTTACTCCAGCAACCGTATTTAGTTTTGGTATTGATCCTGATTACACCACAGTCTTTGCCCAAGAATCGGGATTGATACGTCAAATGGCAGTTTTGCATAACAATTTATATATATTTACAGATTACACGACAGGTATTTGGTCAAATACTCAAAGTACGGTATCGACTAGTATTGGTGGTAGCACGGTGACAGCATCATTTCCGTGGAAGAAGAATACATCGTACGACTTTGATTACGGTATTGCCGACCCTAATTCTCTCGATATTGATTTTGGGATGCTGGTTTGGCTGGCCCAGAATCGTAATGGTCTTGTTCAATTCATGTCTAGTAATGGTCAGTCTCCGCAGCCTATATCAACGCAAGCTATCAATGTGTTAATACAAAAGATTGCTACTTTATCAGAGACTCAGAGTTTATTGAATCTTGATACGGTTGGTTTTTTGTATCAGTACGAAGATACAATATTTTACCGAGTGTCCATTGGGCCTTACATTGATTATGCCACATTAGACAATATATCGTTGGCAGTTTGTCTTGAATATAATTTCAACACACAGACATGGGGTCGTTGCATTGAGCAAAATGGGCAACGAAATCGAATTGAAGATCACGTTTTTTTTGCTAACAAACATTTAGTCACTGCTATAAATCAAACTTTTGTTTTTGAGATGTCGGGTGTTTTTTATACTAACGAAGTTCAAAAGATAACCCAGACGACATCCACTATTGAAGAACACCCTTTCCGGTATGAAATGGTAACGCCAATTATAGCAAATACTGATTACAGCGAATTTATAACGGATTATGTGCAAATAGATTTTGTTTGGGGCGATGGAGAGATAACCACATCGGTAATGGAAAACCCACATGTTGAGTTATATTTTTCGGATGATGGCGGCATTAGCTTTACTTCCGTTGACAGCTTACAGTTTAGCAATCTGGGTATTTATTCTTGGCGCATGCGGTGGTATCAATGCGGCCCTTCTCGCAATAGAGTATATAAATTGATATGTGTCAGTAAATATCCAATTGTTATTCTCGGCGCCATCATGGATGTGCGACATGCCAGTGGAGGTGCTAATTGACTTATTATTTATTGCGCATTGATGGTTGTCCATTGCAAGAAGACAAGCTTAGTTTTGCTTTGACAAGTTGGTTGGCAGTGCTGGCGAATACCATTAATTCAACGGTAGATATGATTGAGTCTAATATGAATTTGTTGGTATTGTCGCCAATGACTCAGGCCGATATTACAGCTGCATTTACAGATGAGATGTTGACAGATGGCACAATAATTTACGATAGTACAAATAATGTATATGTGGGCCAACAAAATGGGGCTCTTGTGAAATTTACTACTACATCCTATCCATAGGAGATTGACATGAGTTGGTTCTCTGAATTTTTTCATCCAGGCAACGCTTACAAAAATGCCGCTAACACATCGCAACAATATTATAATCAAGCCCAACAAGGATTGCAGCCATATAATCAAAATGGTCAGCAGGCTGGTGGCGATTTAATGTCGATGTTGCAACAATTGATGAATCCTGAGGAGTTGCAGAATAAATGGGCTTCTGGATATGAAGAAAGTCCTTATGCTAAGCAATTACAAAATCAGGCGCAATCATCTGGTTTAGATGCGGCGAGTCAAATGGGCTTGATGGGTTCTAATGCAGCATTAAGTAATATTGAAGGCCAAGGCGCTAATATTATGCAGGGTGATAGACAGAATTATATGAATGATTTGATGACTAAATTGCAGGCTGGCATGGGGTTGGGTGAAAATATTTATGGGCAAGGTGCAAGCGCTGCTGGTCAGATGGGGCAAAATGCTATGACACAGGGTAGTAATATGGCTAATCTTAAATTTAATCAAGAGAATGCTGGCCCCGCCATGCTTGGAAAGATGGGCTCTGGAGCATTGCAAATGTTAATGCAATATTTAACAGCCGGAATGGGTTAGGGCGGATTTGGTTGTGGTAGTTTTGCTCCTAAGGCACCTTCTGGTGTAACAAATAACTATTATTGAGGGCATCATTATGGCTTACGGGATACCTAATGTTGGTTTGCCAATGGATTCGTTGGATAAAGGGTTTGCCAATATCAATGACCTATTCAATCGCCTTCGTGAGCATGCTTTAAAGCAGCAGCAAATGGTGAATGATGCTAAATATCGTGGCGAGTCGTTGAAGATTAGTCGTCAACAGCAAGAGAGGTTGGCTCAGTTGCTTGGGCCGCAGTTGCAAGAGTTGGCTGATAAGCATAAACGCTCGCAACCTGGATATAAAGCTCAGCAAGTATTGGAAACATTGAAGATGATGGGTGTTCCTTTTGCGGGTAGTCAGCAGTCCGGTCAAGGTGACGTTACGAATTTACGCGCTAACCCTGCAATTGGCAATGTTCCTATGAATATTAATGACCAAAATCAGATGCCTAATGACCCTAATACTGGGATATTGAATGGTGAGCATACGCCTATGGATAATGGTGGTATGACGGAAGAGGAGTTGAATGCTCCTCCTGTTGAAGATAATGCTCCTCCCCCGCATCAGCTTGATTTAAATAATCCGGCGGTTCAAATGGCATTAGCCGCTAATGGTATTCATATTCCTATCTCGCAAGAAGCTCCTCAAGCAAAAGAAGCTCGAGAGATACGGACAAATGAAGCAAAGCTGAATCAGAAAGAATCTTTCGAGAAGCAAAAAGAAGAAAGAAAAATTAAGATGGATTCAGAAAAAGACATTCCTCACTTGACTCAATCTTTAAAAGCAATTCAACAGCTGAAGAAGATAGCTAATGAAAATCCAGATCTATTTGGTCATTATGTGGCTCCTGACTTATGGGCTAAGACAACAAAAAATAAAAATGCGGGTATATTTCAAAACCTGTTGGCTGACCAAGTGGCCGGATTGGAATCGAAGCTATCTTCAAAAGGTAATATTGTTGCTTTAAAGCTAGCGTCTCAACTGAAACCATCTTTTGCTGAGCAACAGCAAGTTGCTATTGGTAAATTAGATTCTATGGAAAACCAAATCAAAGATGCATTATCTAATTCCATGAAATTATCCCATGGCGAAACGACGTCTTCTTCTTATGCTGAAAATGAAGATCCACTGGGTCTTTTTGGAGAATAATATGGCATCTTTAGAAGAAATAAGACTAAAGTATCCGCAATACAGTAATAGGAGTGACGAAGAGCTGGCCGATGCTCTCCACGCCAAATATTATTCTCATATTCCTAAAGAACAGTTTTACGAAAAAATAAATTTCAATCCAACTCCAAAGCAAGAACCATTCATGGAGAAACCAGGATTATCAGGTATTGCATCCGACCTAATGGATAAAGGTCTCACAACTGCCATGGGAATTCCTGAAGCAATCATGGGTGCTCCTAAAGAAGCTTATGGCGCATTAAAGCAAATAATTAATGATCCGAAAAGGGCAGCACAAAATGTCGGAGCTGGATTTGGTGAATTAGGACATGGAATATTAAGCGCCCCCGGAAATGTTCGAGATTATTTAGAAAAGAAAAAACTAATATCTTCAGATACACCATCTTTTAGAATTCCTGAAAGTATTCTACCAAAAGAATATGACTATCCTTCGGCCCTGGGTAGACAAGGACATGAATCGGGAGATACATTGTTAACAGGACTTCCAGGTTCTATAGCGTCACTTCCATTATCAAATGCTTTATTTAAAGCTGTAGAATCCATACCTTTAACTAAAACTATTGCTGCTCGTCCATTAGTAAAAGCCGAAAATATGGTTAAAGAAAGCGGAATAAAGTCATTACCAATTTCTAAAGATATATTTAAAGATGCTTCGAATTACCTACCTAAAAATATATCCACTCAAAACCTAATAAAAGAAGCCAGTAAAGGCGATTACAGTAAACTATTTACATTGCAATCGGATTTGGGTAAGGCGGGAAGAGAGTTAAGAAAATCAGCGTCCGGGGCTGAAAGATTACATGGTATAGAAGCTGAAAAACTAAGGCGCAACCTCTTAAATGAAATAAAAGAAAATTTGAGTAAATCAGGATTGGATGATGCTGCAAAAATGCTTACTAAAGGTCAAAACAAATATAGGCAACACCATAAAATAGACAAATATGTTTATAAGCCATTACAGAAAGCAGGAATTCCGGTAGGAATCATGTCGCTGCTAGGGTGGGGATATAATAACTTAAATAAGAAGTCGCGTGATTGATACTTTGAGTTCATTAAGAACAATTGCCTATAGCGTGATCAAGGCGCATAATATCAATCATAATATAAGTTAGGGATAACCATGTCATTTTCTTTATCGTTCAATCCGTTCTGGAGTTTTGTCGATTTGGTTGGTCAGCAACTGGATGATACGTATTATTTATTTACTATTCAAAATGAATCTCCTTATGCTTTGCTGCCAATATATCAAGACCAAGATGGTACGACTCCATGGAGCGATCCAATCCAGTTTTTAGCAAGTGGTACGTTACCTGTAAATATGTATTGGGACGACGATCAGGTTTATAGATTAGAAATAAGACATGGCAATACGCAAACCGATGACTCACCATTAATATGGTCTTTAGATAATTATATCCCCAATAATAATAGTTCAGCGGGTGGTATATCAAATAGCACAGAAAACCAAATAACTAATCCGCAATTTTCAGATGTTGATTTTGTAGTAGCGCAAGGTATGACGGTTACAACTAATGGCCCTGTAGAAATAGCGCCGGGTTGGTATGTAGTTACTACAGGTTCCGGGACATTAACCATTAATCAGATACAATTTATTGGTTCTGACCAAATTGGCGGCAATCCCGCATATGGTATAAGTATTCAAAATGTTGGTTTTACTTCAGTATCATTACAACAAAAGTTTAATCATAATGGTGCGTTGTGGGCTGGTGGATTTGTTGGATCTTCCCTGACTGCAAAATCAGCATCTGGCTCTACTACCTTATCGGCGGCGTTAACTTATTCTGGTGGGTCATCGCCATTAACGACTTCAATCATTACATTGAATTTAAATAATGGTTGGCAGACGGCGACAAACGCCGTGGAATTGGTCGCATCAACTAATACCAATACGCCAGACATAGCTTATACGACTTACTCATTAACATGGGCTGGTAATGTAACTGTAAGCATGACCAATATTCAATTAGTGGGGCAAGATGTAAAAAATGAATTATATCCTTACCAGCAAACCACCAACGAACAACAATTGAATGGGGAGTTTTGGTATTACAAGCCTAAATTGGAATTTAAGCCTATTAAGAGCTATTTGACGGCATGGGATTTCCCATTAAATCCAGCTCAAGTAGGCGAATCAATAGGTGCAAATGCTAATTTGTCATATTATACCTGGGATCAAACCATTGTATTCCAATCTACTGCCAGTAGAATAGCTACCAGCAGAAGCGCAAATGGATCTATTGTATTCACTGCTAGTGGTGGCGAAGTGCAAATGGCCATGATTCAATACCTAAAATCACCTGTGGCTCGTGAAATATTTACCAATAACGCCAGCGTTAACGTTCGGTTGTCAGCAAGCAATACAATCGCAGGGACAGTATCAATATGGTATACAGAGAATGCCAATCTTCCTGATATCAAACCAGGAATGAGTAATGCGGGCACATCATTGGTAACAACATTAGATGCCAATGGCCATCCTAGTGCCGTTGTATCTGGATGGGTTGAATGGCCAAGAAGCAGTCTAGGTAATGCGCAATTCTCAGCAACAACGACACAGGCGGATTCAAGATTTAATGGATGGGCAGCATTACCTGCGTCGACTACAAATGCTATTAAATATATGGCTATAGTGGTTGGGACAGCATCTATGGCTGATACACATACTATTTCATTCCAATCGGTATCCTTGGTGCCTGGAGATATTCCCACTATTCCGGCGCCTCAGACGGTTGATGACGTTATTAGAGAATGCCAGTATTATTATGAAAAGTCATATGATAACGGAACTACACCGGGAGCATTTCCAAATGGTGTTGGTTCTATTCAAAAACCACAAACCGCTTTGATTGTTTCTGGTGGTAGCAGTCCGGGAACTTATCTGTATCCTCAGGATTTCCAATTAAGTTTTAATTCAATAAAAATAAATACATCACCCATAGTAACTTTTTATTCCACCGAAACGGGGAACTACGGGAAAGTTAGATCTGACGTTTATTATGACGGCTCTGTAGCAGCAGGAAGCGGTTCCGACAATGCTATTGTTGATGATGGGTCAGGCGGTTCGTTTTGGATAAGATCGGATATTAGTAGTAAAGGCGTAAATTATATTCTTCAAAACGCAAATGCTTTAACACACGGCACCGGCACCACCACAACATTTCCTATTTCAGGATATATTAAATTTCAATACACGGTTGATTCACGATTAGGCGTTGTGACATTTTAGGAGCACATCATGGTTTTGAGATATACCAGTAATTTTGACAAAACAATCAGCTTTAGTGATACCTGCGCTCAATTGACGCTTGTTGCAGATAGCGTTTTAACCTACACATTGCCTGGAGATAATACCACTCGTTACACAATATTATTTGGATACAATTCAAATTCTAATGTGTTTGTAGGGTTAAATGAGACAGCTGCGATACCTACTGATGACAGCATAACAACAACACAAAACATAGAATTTAAGCCAGATAGACGTTACGCTAGAGGGGGTGATGTGCTATCATTTATTACGCCAGACGATACAGTTTATATGGGAATTTCTGTTCGTAGCATACCCAACTGATACACGCGGCATCTAATGATGCATAGTTTTATGTTACATAGGCGAGATTATGAGCATAACTAATTTAGTACGAGATTATGGCGTTGAACCGTGTATCGTTAGAATGATTACTACGGACAACTATGCAACTATTTCAGCCGAGGGGTATCTTCTTACCCAAATGCCAGCATTTGAACGAATTAATGGTGGGGCATTCCAATGGACTGATTCGGACGTTATATTAGCAGATTACGATGGTGGCTGGGCTTTTTTTACTATTTCTCACGATTTTGATTCTTTGATTCCATTTAGTGGAATAGCTCCTACTCCTCAACCAAGTTCTGTTTTAGTTACAGATGTTAATTCAAATGAATTATGGCAGGGGCCATTAACCGATGGTCAATTAATTGTTGGCGTTACCGGAGGAACCCCCGTAGCCAATGAATTAATAGCGGGCGATAACGTTACTATTGATATTGCGCCGGGGACTATTACTATTAATGCTACTGGTGGCGGTGGCAGCGGGGTTACATCCACTCAAGTGCAACGCAATTCGTTTAATTATGCTGCCGGTACCTATAGCGCTGGAAATTATACCGTCACATTGAGTCCTGCTGTTACTGTGTTAACAGATGGGCTATTAGTAACAATGATTGCTGGCAGTACAAACGCTACAACCACTCCAACATTGCAATTAAATGCATTATCACCAAAACCTATAGTATCTTTTGGTGGTAGCCCGGCTATAGGGGATATTTTAGCTGATAGCGCTTATTTGCTGGTTTATAATGGAGACAATGATAATTTCCAATTATTAAATCCATCTTTAACGGCTGCGCAATCTTATTTAGTTCAAAAACAATATTATAATTTTGCGCCAGATATTGGTGTTGCTAATGCTTATGTAGCCAATCTTGTTTTGCCTCCTCTTGTGTCATTATCTGATGGTATTACGGTTTATTTGCAAATTGCTAACACGAATACAGGCGCATCTACTTTAGCCGTTAACGGTTCTAGTGCGGCACCAATTGTTTCATTAAATGGATCGGCATTAACCGGTGGAGAAATAGTTGCAGACAGCTTGCAAATGTTTATGTATTCATCGGCAGAGAACGCTTTTGTATTGATGACGCCTTATGTGGCGCCTTCTGTTGCGGGTGTGACTTCTATTACCGGTACGGCAAATCAAGTTATTGCATCATCATCGACTGGAAATGTAACATTATCATTGCCTCAAAACATTGCGACTACCAGTTCTCCAACATTTGATGCGCCTATTTTTACCGCTCCTGTTTTAGGTATTCCCACTAGCGGGAATTTGGTTAATTGCACAAATTTATCAGTCCCAGATGGATTAAACGCCTCTGGAACTCCGGGTGCTACCACATTTTTACGGGGCGATGGAGTTTGGTCTATTCCCGCGGGGACGGGCGTAGCAAGCGTATCAGGTACTACAGATAGAATTACTTCTACGGGCGGCATTAATCCAGTTATAGATATTTCGTCATCTTATGTGGGGCAATCGTCAATAACAACATTGGGTACCGTAACAGTAGGCACATGGAACGGCACAACGATAGATGTGAGTCATGGCGGCACGGGAGTAACATCGGTAACCACCAATCCCACAGCCACGTCATGGGCAGGTTGGGATTCCAACGAAAATTTATTGGCTAATAATTTTCTTTACAATACTCAAACTTACAATACTGCTATAGGTAATTTATCTATATTAGTTTCGTCACCTTATTATACTATTTTGACAGGAAATACATCGCGTTATTTACTTTTTCCTGATAACACAACAATTCCTTTAGGTTTTAGTGTACGTATTTTTAACAATGGACTTGGCACGCACACATTATTTGCTAGCGATGATTCTATTATTTACAATTTATTGCCGGCTACTACTGTTGTTGTTACTAACATAAACACATCTGTTTCTGCGGCCACATCATGGAGCGTAGTTGTAGAATCAGGACAAACCATTAATCTTGGTTTGCAAAACCAACTGGCTTATTATGCTAGCAATGGACAAATACTTAGCGGTCTATCTACAGCGGCCAATAGTCTTCTTGTCACGGATTCTTCTGGAGCTCCTAGTTTAGGTACGGACATTCTTTCAGACATTACAATCAATCAAGTTATTGCCGGCAAGGGTAATGGTGATGGTGTAACTAACACCGTTTTTGGGGCTGCTGCTGGCCCTGGTGTTAATTATACGATGGGGGGTTCTGTTTCATTAGGATTTACAGCGGGCGCTAATGCTACGTCATCCAATAATATAGGCGGTTTTGTAGCAATAGGGTTATACGCGGGTCTCCATGCTAATGACTATGATGTTTTTATTGGCTCAGAAACCGCGCAAGAAGGTAGCGGTGGTTCAAACGTTGGCGTAGGCGCTCAGGCTTTGTATCGTGGCGGTAGTTCAGTTAGTGCTTGTACGGCTATTGGTACTTCATGTTTGCCAGAATTAATTACTGGTCAAGGCATTACGGCGCTTGGATCTCAATGCGCCCAAAGTGTCACATCAGGCAGTTATGGCATATTTATTGGGGCTCAATGCGCACAAAGTATTACATCAAGTAATTACGGCATATTTATTGGAGCTTTTACTGGAGCCACCAACCCATCTAATTGTGATAATGTTATTGCCATTGGAGCGGGAGCAATAGCCAACTCAGCATCTGGACCAAACGGGCCCGGAATTTCTTTTGGCGCAAGTGGTATTCCAGTTGGTTTTAATTCTGAAGGTTTGCCGTACGCTAATAATATTGATAATACCGCCGGTTATTGGCGGGTAACTGTGAATGGCACTAACTTTTTAATGCCTTTGATGCATGATGGTGTTTCTACAACTTCATCATGTTTTTTAACCGATTCAAATGGTACACCTTTTTTGTCCAACTCTATGCAGGATGGCCAACTTATAATAGGTGCTACCGGAGCTAATCCCGCTCCAGGAAATATCGTTGGTGGTACCGGCATTAGTGTTACCAACACTGCCAATCAAATAACAATATCATCTACAAGTTCTGGTTTCCCGTATGTAACAATTTCTGGAACAATTCAGAATGCGGACGTTAATCATGGTTACATTCCAACCAATTCGGCACTGACCACTATTAATTTGCCTGCTGTTTGTGTTGCTGGCGACAAAATATCAATACGTGGTTATGGAACCGGCGGATGGGTGTTGCAAGCAAATACAGGACAAATCATAGCTTTTAATCAATTATCATCGACTATTGGTGGCAGTTTTGCTAGCGCATACGAGCTTGATACGATTGATGTTGTTTGTTTGATTGACAATACATTTTGGACTGTTGAAGGTGCTGTATCCGCTGGTTTAATTGCAGCTTAAGGACTATTAATGAGTACTAATAATTTATTAAATACAGGCGTAGTCCCTTTATATGTTAGCCAAGGGGGTACGGGTCATAATGCCGTAGTAACATCACCTACAGCCACGTCATGGGCGGGCTGGGATGCTAATGAAAATTTATCAGCAAATAATTTTCTTTATAATTCTCAGACTCATAATACCGATACAGGCACTTTAGTTATAACGGTGAGCTCGCCTTATTATACTATTTTGACCGGAAATACATCTCGTTATTTGTTTTTACCGGACAATACAACAATCCCTTTGGGATATAGTGTAAGAATTTTTAACGATAGCTCGGTTTATCATATTTTAGCTGCCAGTAACAATTCTGATGTATATACTTTATTGCCCGGATTTACTGTTATTGCTACTAGTATTAATACGTCTGTTTCCACGGCTTCTTCATGGAATGTTGTTGTAGAGTCGGAACAAAATACTGTTCCAGGATTGCAAAATCAATTAGCTTATTATGCTAGCAATGGTATAGAAATTAGTGGCCTTGTTACTGCAGCTAATAGTCTTTTGGTTACTGACTCGGCTGGAGCCCCTCGTTTAGGTACGGCAATTCTTTCAGATATCACTATTAATGGCATTACCGCGGGAAAAGGTAATGGTGATGGTGTAAGTACAACCGTTTTTGGCGCTTCCGCTGGCCCTGGTGTTGGTTATACGGCAACAGGTTATGTGTCCATAGGATTCCAATCCGCTGCTTTAGCAACATCAAATAACGGCGCTGGTAGTTTTATAGCAATAGGAGCTTATGCAGGCCTCCATGCCAACGATTATGATATTTTTATTGGGTCACAAACGGCCCAAGAAAGTAGTGGTGGCTCAAATATTGGAATAGGGTATCAAGCTTTGTATCGTGGCGGAAGCTCCCTTAATGCTTGTCTTGCTTTTGGTAGTGCGACCTTATCAAGCTTAACGTCCGGCCAAAACGTTACTGCTGTTGGCCCTCAATGCGCACAAGACATTACAGCATGCAGCTATGGCATATTTATTGGATCATATGCTAGCGCCACCGACCCATCTAATTGTAATAATGTCATTGCCATCGGTTCAGGAGCAATAGCCAATTCACCAACAGGAACAAACGGAGCTGGTATTGCTTTTGGCGGTGTTAATTACCGCGTGGGATACAATTCTAACGGCTTGCCCTACGCAAACAACTCTGGAAATACCGCTGGTTATTGGCGAGTAACCGTTAACGGAACAAACTTTTTAATGCCCCTCATGCAAGATGGCGTCTTAACCCCTTCATCATGTTTTTTAACCGACGGAAACGGAACGCCAACACTAAGTAGTTCTTTAACTGATGGACAAATAATAATAGGCTCAACCGGCAATGCCCCTGTCCCCGCAAATTTAACCGCGGGAGATAACATTACAATTACCAACACCAGCGGAAACGTCACCATATCGGGCACAACAGCAGGCATACAATGGATAGGGGTATCATCAACGCTGCAAGCCGCGTTGCCCAACCATGGATACATCATCCAAAACTCATCAGCAACAACTATTGCGCTACCCGCTACAGCCGATTTAGGCAGCACCGTCAATGTTCAAGGATTAGGGGCTGGCGGGTGGTCTTTAGCCGCCAATACTGGACAGACAATACAGTTCGGAACATCAAGAACAACCACAGCCGGTGCTTTAACCAGCACCAATCAATGGGATGCTTGCCAGGTCGTATGTGTTGTTGCCGACACAACATGGTCAATAAGCTATTCAACAACTAACGCTTTAAACGTAACTTAACAACAAAAGAGGTGGTCTAATGGCTACAAATAACGTTTTAAACACAGGCGTCACCCCCTTAGCTAAAACTCAAGGCGGTACGGGCGTAAACGCAGCCCCTACAACGGCAACAGCATCTAGTTTCGCCGCTTGGGATGCAAATATCAATTTGCCAGCAAACAGTTTTATTGCGGGATTTGCAACAACTGTAACATCAGCAGGAACAACTACATTAACGGTTGCCGATGCCGAACAACAACATTTTACAGGCACATTAACTCAAACTGTAGTGTTGCCCGTTGTATCAACATTGACGCTTGGTCAATCATTTACAATCTACAATGCTTCCTCAGGCAGTGTAACTGTCCAATCATCCGGTGGAAATACAATTCAAATAATGACCGCTGGAACACAATTAATTGTTACTTGTGTCCTGACAACAGGAACGGACGCTTCCTCGTGGTCTCTTGTTTACAGTAACAATGCTGGTTCGACAGGAACTGTAAATTCAAGTACAGCCAACAATTTAGCTTATTACGCAACGTCAGGAACAGCAGTATCAGGGCTAACCACTGCTAATAACGGTATATTAGTAACCGACGGCTCGGGGGTTCCAAGCATCGGAAACACTGTCGGTGCTGATTTGATAATCAATACTGTTACCGTGGGGGTGGGAGCTGGAGGCGGCATCGGAAACACCGTTGTTGGTGCTGACGCATTGTCAATTGGCACAGCAGCCGTATTAGGCGGTACTTTCGTCGGACAAAATGCCGGTAATTTAGTAACCACGGGCCAAAGCATGACCATTATTGGTAACTATGCTTATGCTTCTGGCGCCGGAGCTAATTTTGAAACGGTTGTTGGTACAGGCGCTTTACCTTCTGGCGGTGGCGATAACACTGCTATTGGTTTTTCAGCCTTAAATGCTTCGGTTGATGGCACTTTGATAGAAACAACTGCCGTAGGTTCTAGCGCTGGTCTTTATTTGGAAACAGGGGCGGACAACGTCTTAGTAGGTTTCGGGACTGGAACGGGCGGACCTGGTTTTGCCAATCTAACAGATGGTACCGCAGTCGTTTTAATCGGTGTTAATGCTGGGGTTAATGCTTCAACTGCTACCGGTGTCATCGCAATTGGCGCGGGCGCACTTGGTTTGGTTGGCACGGGAAACACCTCCGGCGATGATAGCCCTGGTTTCTCCATTGGCTCTACTTCCCATCCTGTCGGCGTACGAGGCGACGGCTCGCTATATACCGGTGGCTCAGGAAAAGGCTTTTGGCGACCAAGCATTAACGGCGCTCAATATTTTGTGCCTTTGTTTACGGATGCAACAATAGTTCCCTCCGCTAGCATGGTGACGGATTCTAACGGCTCCCCCGTTTTATCATCATCAATGACCGACGGTCAGGTTATGATTGGTCAAACCGGCGGAACGCCAGTGGCAGCAAACCTAACGCAAGGCGCAGGTATATCCATTACGAATGCCGCTGGCGGAGTAACCATAGCTGCTACAGGCGCGGTGGGAATGCCGTTTAATGCAATCAGCGGAACCACTCAAGCAGCAGCAGTTTTTAACGGCTACATCCCCACCAATGCCTCTCTAACAACAATTGATTTGCCAGCTACAGCAGCAATAGGGAGCATCATAGCGGTTCAAGGTTTGGGGACAGGTGGGTGGACATTGGTCGCCAATAGTGGACAAACCATAATGCTAGGTGAGGCAACAACATCAGCAGCTGGTAGCTTATCAAGCGTTGCTGCATCAGATTCTGTGTGGATTGTGTGCGTACAAGCAGATACGGTATGGAGCGTTTACGCTTCTGTTTCAACTGGGCTAACTGTGGCTTAATTAATTAACGAGGTGTTCAAGTGGCGACTAATAATAGTTTAAACATTAACTCAACAACCCCCCTTATTTTAGGTTGGGGTGGTACTAACAACAGTTTAACCGCATCAAACGGAGGTATTGTTTATTCCGATGCTTCTAAAATGCAAATTCTGTCGGGAACAGCAACAGCCAATCAGATTTTATTGTCTGGTTCAAGTGCTGCACCGTCGTTTTCTACCGCAACTTATTTGTCTACATTAACAGCAAATGAGTTGGTTTATGCGTCATCGGCCAATACAATGGCGCAATTGGCTACTGCTAATAGCGCAACGTTGATTACTAGTGCGGCAGGCGTACCATCATTTACATCAAGTTTTACTGATGGTCAGATTTTGATTGGTAGCACTGGCGCCTCTCCTGCTCCTGGCACAATTACTGCTGGCATCGGTATATCTGTTACAAATGGTGCTGGAAGCATTACTATTGCTTCGGTTACGGGTGTTACATGGTCGTCTATTGCTGGGACCAGTCAAGCAGCAGTTGTAAACCATGGTTACTACGTATCCAATGCTAGTTTAACGACAATTACGCTACCGGATACGGCTCCCGCTGGTTCTGTGATTCGTGTTGCAGGAACTGGTGTAGGCGGATGGGATATTGTTCCTGGCGTTGGGCAAACAATACACGTTGGCTCCGTTCCTGGAACAGCCAGTGTTGCCTCTAGCAATCAATATGATTCTATTGAATTGCTTTGTACCGTTACGGATACAACTTGGGTAACATTGAGCTCACAAGGTAACTTTAATATTACCTAGTTTTAACCCCCCCCTCTACGGAGGGGGCCGAATTTTAAGGGGATATTGTGACTGTTAATAATGCCATTAATGCAAATAGTGTGACGCCTTTGCCTGCAACCAGTGGCGGGACGGGCGTTAATACACCAACCACAAGCCCCACATCTGGCGCGTACGTGGCGTGGGATGCTAACTCTAATTTATCAGCGAATAGTGTTGTCAATGGATACACATCCATAACCAGTGCAGCAGGTACTACGACATTAACAGTATCTAGTACTTATCAGCAGGTGGTTACAGGCTCTACAACACAAACAATTGTAATGCCGGATGTTACTACGCTAATACAAGGTCAGTCTTGGAAAATAACCAACAATAGCACTGGATTGGTTACGGTTAATTCTTCTGGCGGGAATGCAATTATAACGTTAGCCACAGGTAATTCTGCTACTATAGTTTGTAGTTCTACTTCTGGTGCGACTGCTGCGTCGTGGACTTATAATTTAATTGCTCGAACGTTTTATGCTCAAAATCCTGGGATTACTATTACGGGGTATAATGTTAATGGTGTTATTGCATCATTGGATTCCGGAACCTTTATGATAAACAATGTTTATTATACTAATGTTTCATCGTTAACTGTTCTGTCTTCTGTTGCGCAAACCACTGTCACATCCGTAACATTAGGTACATTGCAAGTTCTTGTTGACAATACAGGTACTTTTTTATCCGACATGATAGATAATTCATGTACATCATTTATTGCTTCTAGTTTAATTTTATATTCTAACTCTTTAGGGGCATCAATCTCATCGACAGGGTTAACTACTTTTCAAATACCATTAGTTACGTCATTGTCATTTTTTTCTTTAACAGCAAACTCATTAACCAGTGTTGACTTTAGCTCTTTATCTTCGACTTCTGGACAATTTGCCCTGTCATCTAGTGGATTAACATCTCTATCTCTATCAAATTTAGTAACCGTTTCGATCGGATTGCAATTAACATTATCGGGATTAACATCATTAAACCTATCTTCGTTGGTCAATGCTGGCGCTAACTTCAATATGGCATGCGCCTCATTAACTTCTTTATCATTGCCGAGTTTAACTACCGTTACATCAACAATAAATTTGAATTGTGCAAATGCAACATCAGTTAGTATTCCTTCTTTTACTGGAGGAAGCGGGGTTGGGATTTCCTTTAATTTTACAGCATTAACATCTTGGTCTTTTGATTCAATCACAGCAGCATCTTCATTAACATTAAATGGTGCCGCCGCAACAAGTCTTAGCTTTTCATCATTAACTTCGGTGGCAAGTCTTGCGGGAACACTAACCGTTCTTTCTTCATTAAGCATTAATAGCCTACTTACTACTTCAGGAAATTTTTCTTTAATAGCTCCAGCAGCAACCAGTGTTAGTTTTTCTGGGTTGACCACTGTTAATGGATTTAATCCTTCATTTGCATCGGCGACATCTATAAATTTTTCATCATTAGCAACGTGCGGTACTGCGTTTACTCCAATCTTAACAGCCGTTACTGCTTATAGTTTTCCAGCATTGGCCACTGTGGGGAACGCCTTTGCTGTCCTTGGTCCTGCTGCAACTTCAGCAGATTTTTCATCATTAGCTACACTATCTAATAGTGCATCCACGCACAGTGTAAATTTTGCTTTACTAACAAGTCTATCATTCCCTGCATTAATCACCGTTGTTTCTAGTGCGGCTTTTGTTATTACCGCACCAAATCTTGTAACATTTTCTTTCGGGTCTACTTTAAAAAGATTTGGAGGCAATTTAACAATGACCGGCATGAAACTAAACCAAACCTCCGTAGACGGAATACTAGTATCTCTAGCAGCATTAAACGGTACAGGAGGCACAACAGCATATAGCAGTAAGACAATTAACTTAAGTGGCGGCACATCATCAGCACCAAGTGCTACTGGTTTGGCTGCTAAAACTACGCTACAAGCCCGAGGATGTACGGTTACAACGAACTAAGGAATAATCATGGCTAAAGAAATGAAACAAAAAAAAGAAATTAAAAAACCAAAAAAAGTGAAACATGATGATTTAAAACAAGACATGGCCATGTTAAAGTCTAAAGTTAAATCTAGTTGTATGAAAAAATAGGATATATTATGCCATTACAAAAAGGAGCAAAACCTGACAGCCCAGGATTTAAAAAGAACATTAAAGCTGAAATAAAAGCCGGAAAACCTCAAAAACAGGCAGTCGCGATCGCTTATTCCGAATCAGGTGAAAAGAAAAGGAAGAAAAAATGAATATAAAAGACAATTTCGGATATAAACCAGTTAAAGAATCATTTAATACTGATGGCAAAAAAGATTTGCCTATATACATGCAACGAAGTTCCTACGGCCAATTTAATGAAATTATTCCTGCTGGACTAAAAGGCGTTAGAAATGGCGATAAAGCAGTTAAAAATAAATCCGACCTTACTCAACGTGGAGAAAAATAAATGTCAATTACAAGCGTCGTTCGTGACTGGGGCGTTGGCCCTTCAATTGTTCGCCTAACATCTACCGATACATTAGCAACTGTTTCTACTGCGGGATATTTGACTGCTCAGTTAGCCAACACAACAGCTTATAATAATGGTCCATTTGAATGGCAGTTTGGTGATATGGTTGCTGTTGCTGCTAGTGATGGTGATAGCATGTTTCGATTTAGTGGTAATGATTTTACATCTTTAATTCCACTGCCTTATGCTGGAGCTTCGTCCGCATTTACTATGAAATCAGTTGCTGGTGCTGCTGCTGCCGGTGGTGCTGCTGCCCAATCATTTACTGATGCGTTCTGCACTTCTGGAAGTGTGGTGATTGGTAATTGGAAAACACAAGCTAATGCCGCATCCGTTTTAAAAATAGTTCCAGGTAATGGCAGTTTTGTTGTAACAAGTTCCGCGGATGCTGGAGCAGGAACATTTAGCTATATCATAACTAAATAGTTGAAATAAATAATGTTACCTGCATACTATGCTAGTAACATTATTTAATATAAGGATACTAAAGATGTCAGTTTTAGATACTATTGCAGGCTGGAAAGAAAAAGCAGTAAAACTTGAAAAAGCCATCCAAGAAAGTTTGGCAAATCATAATTTTATTGCTGGTCAATTAGATGCTGCAAAAGCTATGATTCAAGAATTGGAAATGAAATTTCCCCCTGTTGCTGAAGAAATGGAAGTTGCTTCGCAAGCAAAAGAGGAAGCAGCAACAGCAGTTGAAGTTGCGGCTGAAGTTATTGAAGCCGTGGTATAGAGTTTTAAAATCCCAAGCTATGCAAATGCAGAAGGCCGCCGAGGGTGGCCACGCTGGGTTTTGTTATGTTATATTGTCATTCCCGGGTGTTTTGGTATTCAATGGATGAATGTCTTCAGCGATAAAATACAAAACCAACGATTTCAACATGCAGTATCTGTTGTTTTATTACACGAAGGCGGCTTTAGTGATGATAAAGAAGATAGAGGTGGTGATACTAATTTTGGTATCTCTCTTCGTTATCTCCGAGACATTAAGATTGATGTTGACGGTGACGGCGATATAGACGGACAAGACATTAGACGATTAACCCGCAATAAAGCAATAAGCATATACAAAAAATATTGGTGGGATAAATACGGGTACAACAATATAAAAAACATAGATGTTGCTACAAAAATATTTGATATGAGCGTCAACATGGGCAGCAAACAATCGCATAAAATAGTTCAGCGCTCATTAAACACTTTAGGGTTCCTTATTCTTGTTGATGGCAAATTTGGTATAAATACATTATCTGCCGTTAATCGATGTGATTCAAAAAAATTACTTAATATTATGCGTCATCAATGTGCGTCATTTTATTTTATTCTTATAAAAAAACACCCTGTTCTTGCTAAATTTAAAAATGGCTGGCTTAAGAGGGCTGCATTTTGAAACCAGAAATTATTGCTCAAATACAAGTCGCAGAATATGTGAAGCAATGTACTGATCTCCCGTTTATTCATATTGCTAATGAGCGAAGTACGTCGCCACAAGCAGGGGTCTTATTAAAGCGTATGGGCGTTTATAGGGGGGCATCCGATATATTCATCCCTAGAGCAAATAAAACTTGCCATGGGCTATTTATTGAGCTTAAAGTGGGAAAGAACAAACCATCTTCTGAACAACTTGATTTTATTAATAGAATGATAGAGGAGGGTTACGGAGGGTTTGTTGCTTATAGTTCGAATGAAGCTATTTTAATTATTCAAGCATTTTATGGGATAGATAATCATGGCGAAACCACTATCTAGCAGACAAAAATGGGCTATAAGACTTATATCTACTGTAACCCCTCCTATCTTATTTTTAACATTAACTCCTGACTGGGCTATGTCGGCAATCGCGCAAGCTTACATATTTTCTTATGCTGGAAGTTGGGCCACTGGATTGGCGCAAGGAACCATGTCTTTATTTATGGCAATGGGTGGGTTTGCGGCATCGGATTTAACTATTGGCGCATGCTGTGATAAAGAAGAACAAATAGCTCCGGCGCCTATTGATGTAGAAATGACAGGATTGATTGATGACGATCTTGGCATTGCTGCGCAAGAAACAGGAAATACAATAGAGATTCAGGGGTATTATCATTATCCAAGATTGTTCGAGCATAGAAAGTTGCCAATTCGAGCGACATTAGTGGCCGATGAGCCAAGTACGGATTATCATCCGCTCTAAAATATCTTTTTAATTAGTTCCCAGCGATTATAATTATTATTTTTGCATACAATTTTTGTTGGTGTTTTCAATCTATCCGATTGAATCATTTCTTTCATTTTTTCAGGATTAGACAGGCACATATAATATTCACTGGGTTTATCGACATGATGTCGTACAAATTTTGCATAGAATATGTTTTTTGACTTTTCAGAATTAGTGAAATGATGCTCAAAAACTTTTTTTTCACCGCAGATGTAGGTAACGTTTATGATCGCATGTCCCGTCGGAGTAGTCGTAATATAATATTTTGCATTATCAACACACAACTCTTTGGTTTCAGTTGCTAGTTTTAATTTAGCATTGGGGTCAACTAACTCAACTGTGCACCCTCGACAATAACGGGAAGTTGTATCGTTTTTGACTCCACACATTGAGCAATCTTTCCACAAGAAAAAATGTGTACACCGAGAACCGTTCCAAATACCACAGCAACGGCGGCTAGTGACCTTGTTATTAGTGGAACAGGTGTAGCAGGGGATGACATATTCGGCCTCATTATCAGGATTAGGGCGTATCGCCTCGTTAATAATAGGGTCGTCTATGTCACCGTGCCTGTCAAGGTTGCCAGCGTAATCTAGGACGGTACAAGAGGACTTTCCTGGATGAAGTCGGAGACCTCGACCAACTCCTTGTGTATAGAGTACAAGACTTTCGGTAGGCCTGAGCCAAGCGACAACATCAAAATTAGGAACGTCAACACCTGTACACAGCACATTAACGTTAACAAGATATTTGATTTCGCCAGTTTTTGCTCTATCGAGAATGCTTCTTCTTTCATCATGCGGTGTATCCCCTGTAATTATAGCGGTTTGATGTGTAGGTAAACTATTGGCGCACTCAATACAATGCTGCTTTGTAGCCGCAAAAATGAAGGCGCCATTGTGTTTCGATTCTACTACTGTCTGTACTTCTTTCATTATTTTACCGGTAAGACGAATGTCTTTATGTATCGACTTTTCCAAATCCTTATGCCTAAATTTACCAGTATTTTCGACATGACAATCACTGAAATCGATGGCATCGACATGAGTTGTACCAAAATAGGGTTTTGTTAGGTATTTGTTCTCGATTAACCATGAGGTAGAGATGGAACATACCTGTTCTTTGAAGAATTGGTTCGGACCTACGATGGATTCTCCTTTTCCTCGATAGGGAGTACCGGTTAAACCTACTATTCTAAATTTCCGATTCTGGAATTGCGCTTGTTGTCCGTAATGATTCAATATACGCATTAGCATAGTGTCAGAATCGTGATAGTTGATATTATGGCATTCGTCTATGATGATTAGATTAAATGGAATATCCGGGAGCTGCTTCACTATAGAATGAGGACTTGCGAATATTACGCATTGCGTTGTGTCCTTGTAGCCAAGGCCCGCGCAATAGATTCCTGGGTTTCCTCCTTGCAAGCGATAGGTTTCTGCGTTTTGCTGGATTAGGGTGCTGTTCATTGTTAGACATAATGCTCTGTATACCGAACGCTCCATGTCTAGGAGTAATTCCGACAGGATTAGGCTTTTACCGCTACCTACACTGGCGTTTACTAGTAACGGGTGGGTTACTTGCTTTAAGCGTTGGCGTAGGGTGGTTAGGCATTGTTTTTGGTAGGGGCGTAGGGTTTTAATCATAAGGATGATTTATAAGAGCCCAATGAGTGATGTTTGGTTGATCTTCATCTTGCGTCATGACAAACCTTCCTAAAATCACACCCACGGCACATATAAAACCCAGGATTATTATTTATCCTCATCGGCGCCTCATCCAGCGAAGTAATCCACGCAGTTTTCTCAAGAAGCCTCTCATAATACTGCGCATCGAAATATATCTTCTCATCATGCAGCTCCGACGTGTCTTTGTTTAATGCTAGTAGATATCCTTCCCCAAGAGACGCCATACCCATATAAGCCTGAAGTTGGGCGTAATATTGCCTATTCCATTCGTACAATCCTTTTTTTTGGAATATTCGAAAGCTGGAGTCTTTGGCCGTTTTGATTTCAAGTATCGCATTGCAAATAATGCCATCGGGAGTTCCTTTAAATATAGGAAATCTCTTTTCGCACAATTCTGTTGTCATTGTAAATATTTTACATGACTCAAGTTTTTCTAAAATATAACGTTCTAATACTTTTCCAATATCGAACGTTCTAGCTCGTCGAGCATCCAATGTTTCACGTGAAACATTTTTATATCCATACCAAATAGCTCTATCACAAGAGCCACCAATGGAGCTCGCACCTATATAGCCACGCTCCTCCTGTGGCTTTACAGGCGCTGAGTTTAATATGTCAGTTAACTCAGCCATCAGAATGGAATATCCATATCCAAACCATCTTGGGGCTGAACCACACGAGACGCATTACGAGTAAGAGCGCTTTCTACAACAATAGTCTTTCCTGTTTCGGATTTAAATCCCGCCACAGGCCAAACCTCCGATACCCAATTATAAGTTCTTCCTTTGTCATTAGGAGCCGTTTCTTGAATCTTAATTCCTGCATGTTTGTTAACAAAAACCTTCAAATTTTCATCTTCTGGTGGCCTCATAGTAGTTGGTTTTAAGTCAAACATGGTATATAAAAGCTTAAACATATTAAGAGCTTTATGGCGCTTTTTTGGATCAAGATCATAAACGTGCAATTTCTGAAATACATGCTGCATTTTAAAATCGCCATCCGTAATAATCCAATCAATCCTTAAATGCTTTTGGCCGTCAAACTCTTGATTCGTAAAACTATAAATCTTTGCTAATGCCATTGTGTTATCGGGAACCATAGAAAAGGTCTTTGAAAACGCATCTTCCGCTGTTCCTGTTAAAGGCCCTAGTTCACTTATCCAAAATTGTTCCATTATTCATCCTCATTAAAATAATCATTCATTTTCTCAATAACCATCTGTAAATCGTTCTCAATAAACTTTTCGGAAAACATACCCATAGGACTTTTAGCCAAATAAATACCATCGTGCTGCGTCAAAAATCGATGCTCTCCATCCACAACAACACTATGCAAAACAGTAGTAAACATGCCTTCAAGCGTTATCTTGTCGTCCAACATCTTGCCAATGGTTTTGCATTTCATGCGCCCGTTTTGGTCCTGGTCACTGTGAGACAATACAAAACAATATAAGTCAGGTCGCGTTTCCGTTAATGCCTTAATAACATCCCATGCGTGCTTGCCAATATCTGTGAAGCGGTCATATCCGCGCTCACTAGACCTCCGCATAAACTCATTGGCAAGCAAATACTGGAAATCATCGATTACCAGCGCCTTTATATCATCTCGCTTCCCATCAACACCTTCGATACACCGCAATATCTTCAAGTAATCATCGCAAGAGAAATAATTCTTGCGCTCCAAATTAAATCTATTTTTGAACCCCCGGAACGGCAACGGTTTCCCAATAATATTTATAATATACGTTGAATTCTCATCTAGATTCCTCAGGGAAGTACTTTTCCCTGAGCCGGATTCTCCAATAATTAGCGTGGCGCTCATACATTTAAACTCA